GTTCTCATCGAAGCTGTTGATTTCGGCGACGCCGATGAAGAATACACCTTCGACGTGGAAGTTGACAGCACCGACGCGTTCGACACGCCGACTGTTGTCGGCTCTGTGACCGTCAATGGTACCGGCCCGTTCGTGGTCAATCTGGACGCGGACACGGTCCAACGTCTGGAAGCCGTTCCGGCGTTCGCCCGCGTGGCGCTGACCGCTTCGGGTACGACACCGAGCGTGAAGTTCTCCGCTTGGCTGGCCCCGGTGGTCGCCTAAGGCAAGCCCTTCCGGGCATAACGGGAATAGGGGGTTTCGGCCCCCTTTTCTCTCTCTACCAACCCGAACAGAGAGGTACGTATGAGCCGTCCCCACAAGCGCGATAAGGTCGCTGTCGTCAATCCCAACACCGACGAAACGGTGATTGTTTCCCGAGCGAATGCAAACGATCTAGTCAATCTGAATGGTTGGTCTTACGCGAGCGCCAAACCGGCAGAGCAATCCGTTGAAGATGCGGAACCTACCGACACCACCGATACTGATGAGAATGAGCCGGAAACGGTCCCCTCGCCGGTAGCGGAAGATGCGGAACCTACCGACACCACCGATACTGATGAGAATGAGCCGGAAACGGTCCCCTCGCCGGTATCGGAAGAGACTGTCACTCCTGACGCCGACGAAGAAGGTGAAATCGAGGCTCTGCGTGCTCGCGCCGCTGAGCTTGGTATCGAGTTCGACGGTCGGTGGCGTGAGAAGAAGCTGAAAGAAGCTATCGCCGAAGCTGAAGCCGAAGCAGAAGCCGAATAAGCGATAGACCTTCAAGAGAGGTCTACCATGTACGAAAAGGTATTTTCACCTGAGGGTGAGATGTTTGAAGTCCACCCTAACAGGGTCGCATATTTGATCCTCGACATGGGGTGGACCCGAAGCAAGGTTGAAACCCGTTCGGAACCGGAACCGGAACCAGAACCAGAACCAGATTACGAGGAACTGGACCTGTTCGACGAGGACAACGAAGAAGACGCCTAACAAAGGCGCATAACACATATTCCAATAAAGAGGAGACCTAAGGTCTCCTCTTTTTTTCTTATGGCTTAGAAGTGATCTGTATTGTGACTTTCATTGACATTCGACCCATAATGACGTATAAGAATGACAATCAACACTCGCTCAAGTGCGGGTACCCATCCACAAATCGTACCGGGGGTATGCATGTTTGGTAAGAACCACCATCCCGTAAGCGACTCAGGATGGTTCCACACTGTTTTGGTGAAAATCGACCAAGGTGTTTCCGCGCTTCAACAGGACGTTGCCTCGATCAAATCTGATCAGAGGGCGATGGCGAAGCAAAATGATCGTCTGGATCAGCGGGTTACTGACATTGAAAGCGTTATTATGAAACTCAGGACGAGTGAAGTTCAACGCGTATCTCAATGGAACGGACCAAAAGCGGTTGCTGCGGTAGTCGCAAGTCTGGTGCCGATTGTAATAATCGTAAATTATATTACGGGACAGTACGTCGCCATGTAGCGGCGGTCGTCTGAATATTCTTATTACTGTTTTTCGTGCGTCATGCAAGAGATTCAAGTATTGCGTGACGGAATTCAGTGAGCTACCACCCTCGACACGGATGACAATAACTGTGACGGAGGGGTAAAGTGTTCACAAAAGACGAAAAATATAAGATGGTTCTTCAGTCCTGAAACAAACGTATTTCGAGACTTCTTGAGAAAGAAATGACGGTCATAGTTAGACAAGAAATCGTCAACGAGACTATGGAGTGTCTTGCGCTACTTCTTCAGGTGCAGCCCACCGTAGAGCCGGAAATACCCGGCTAAACAACAAGGTGATACGGGGCAAGGGCAAAGGTTTTTCCTATTCCTTGGAGGACCTATGTCTGACGACTTCTTCGAAACGGTGTCTCAGTCACCAAAAGCGCAACGCCGCATGGCCCGGAAGAAGGATAAGGAGGTCAGGCAACTCGCCCGAACCCCGAAGCCAATCGAACCAAAAACGGAAACACAGGCAGAGTATCTTGATAGTCTTCGTGAAGGCAATCAGTGCTTCGCAGTCGGCGGAGCCGGTACGGGTAAGACGTATCTAGCCGCTCGCCACGCTATGGAACGCCTTCTCAAGGGAGAAGTAGACCATATCGTTCTAGCGAGGCCGACCGTGTCAGACGCTCGTCACCGGCTAGGGTTTCTACCCGGCAACAAAGACGAGAAGCTTGCGGAATGGCTGGTCCCGCTGGTCGCGGCTCTAAAAGAAGGTTGTGCTCCTTCTGAATATGCTCAGTTTGTCCGAGAAGGAAAGATCGAGTTCCAATCGTTTGAACACATCCGAGGTCGGACTTTCAACAATTCTGTGGTGCTTCTTGACGAGGCACAGAACTGCACGGTTAAAGACCTGATCACATTCCTTACTCGTCAGGGTATGGAGGCTCAAGTGATCGTTAATGGTGATACGGATCAAGTCGATATCCACGACTCTGGTCTGGAAAAAATCCTCGATATGATCGAGTTGTACGATTTCATCGAAGCGGACATTATTGGGTTCGGTCCTGAAGATGTCGTGCGTAGCCCAAGAGCAAAACAATGGGTGAAGGCTATTTCTTTAGCCAAAGACGCTGGACTCTTGACTCCTGCTTAAAAGCGTCATATTAAATGACTCTATGAATCGAAGGATTGCGTGATGTTCAACTTCAAGGCTGAAGATGGTACTGGCTACATGGACGCGACATCGTACGTGTCTGTGGAAGACGGTCGCGTGATCCTCTCGCTTCACCCGTCGCCTCTGGCGGCGAAGTTTTCTGTACTGGAAGATGACGAGATCGGAAAGCGCTTCTCGTACGCCTCCAAATTCCTCGACAACCGGGCGGAGTGGTTCGGCGACAAGTCGTCTGAAACACAAGCTCTCCGTTGGCCTCGCAAGGATGTCAAAGGGCGGGACGGTTACAAAATCCCGCGCGACACCATTCCTGAGCTTATCAAGGAAGCGGTTGTCGAGATGGCTATCGCATTGTTGGCGAAAGACCTGACTTCTGACTCGTCTCTGGACAGCATCAAAGAGCTTGATGTCGACGGAGCGGTTCGAATCGAATTCGCTAGTTCGTCTACGGCGGGATCGATCCCTGTGAACGTGCTTCACATGCTTTCCTCGCTCGGCACATTCAATGTCGGCGGACGTCAAGCCGTCAAGATCAAGAGGTCCTAATGAACCTCGCTTCTCTGGTCTCTGAAGCCCTCTCTAAAGCCGGGTCCATGGTTGAGGGGCTGGTCGTTGATGCGGTCTATCACCGGCACCTAGGATCGTCCTATGACACCCAAGCAGGCAGGGTGACCGCTGACACGGTAACCTCTGATATCGGAAGCGTCCTCATGCGCTCCTTCAAGGAGGAAGAGCGTACGGGGGATGTTGAGCCGATGACCGATAAGAAGCTGTTCGTTGACGGTCTTCAGATCGATTTCGAGCCTTCGACCGATGACTACCTGACGATCAACGAACGCCGCTGGAACGTCCATTCGTGGAGTCAATACACCGGCAGGGCAGGTTTCAATATCCACGTTCGGGAGGCGTAGGTGCTTACCGCAAACCTCGGCGCATTCTCCGCTGGACTCGATAGGGCGGTTGATAAGATCGAGAAGAAGTTCCGCGCGCGTGTGATTGGGTCGGTAAACTTCACCCACTCAATGATCCTCTCCCGAACTCCGGTACATACTGGTAAGTCGATCAGGAACTACATCTGGACCGTGGATAAGCAGTACACCGGCCCTCAAGTCGGTGCTGCGGGTACCATGCCTCCCGGCCCGACCAACTCTATGTCGCTTGGATCGGAGCCTAGACGACCCGCTAACGAGGGTCGTCCTACTCGGTCGAAGTTGGCGTTGGACTTCAAAAACCCCTACCGTAATTTCATCCTGACGAACGTCGCCGACACGATCAAAGACCTTGAATACGGGTTGCTCCCGTCGCCAGATAGGTCCCGTTCCCCGGCTGGTATGTTTGGGATCACTCTTAAAGCTCTCTCGGCACGTATCGCATCGGGGACCATCTAATGTCGTTCAATCAATTCCGCGCTCGGGTAGAAGGTGACCTAGCCTCAAAGTTCGGTCAGGACTACCCAGACATTCCAGTGAATTTCCCGAACACGCCGTATAGAGACGGCACCACGGGGCGCGTCGCCAGCCTTGCATATATCGATGAAGACTCGTTCACGGCAAGTATTGGTGGTCGAAAGGTTAAACGGTTTCCGGGCATTATCCAGATCGATATCATTGTTACGGTCGATACTGGCGCGGGTGAGGCTGTAGAGATTGCTGAAAAAGTCGCCTCGATCTTCGACAGTGAAGAAATCTCCATCGCGCCGGACCATGACGTTACTTTCAAAGTCCCCCAGATCAAACAGCTAGGCGTCCAAGGTGAGAGCTTTCGTGTAGCCGCCCGCATTCCATATCTACGAGATACCTACACGAACGCGTAATAGCGTGAGCCGTAGCGTCATCTGTATTGACATTTCTGGCTCCTTGGGTTAGCTTTCGTTACAAATTTAGGGCCTCTGAGGCCCTATTCGTCATTGAACGCGCGGGCCGCAAAACTCGGTGAGTGACCGGTCCAATACCCCAACAATCACCAAGTTAGGAGGCAACCCGTGCAGTTTGCCGAGTCAAATAGCGTATCCATTCGCACTCTTATCGAAAACGAGTGGGGTAGCATCCCCTCGACCGGCGTGACGCGCGCCCGGCGTTTTACTTCGTCCAGCATCGGCGCTTCGAAAGAGACATCTGAGAGCGAAGAGATTCGCGACGACGGTCAGGTTGAAGACATCTCCGAAGTCGGTAAAGCGACTGGCGGCGACATCAATTTCGAATTCGCGGCTGGTACTGTCGACGAAGAGCTTTCGGCGGTCACCCGTGGCGCTTGGTCTCGCCCGATGACGTTCGACACCTTCTATGGTTCCATCGTGTCGTTCACCGCGACCGACGAGGTCACGATTAGCGGTGGTGATTTCACCCCGTATTTCACGGCTGGTCGCCGGGTCCTGACGAGCGGCTTCAAGACGCCGACGAACAACAACTACTTCCAAATCTCCGCCGTCGCTTTCGATTCGCCGACGAACACGACCACGATCACATTCACCGACACGACCGGCACCGTGGAAGCTGGAAACGACAACGGTCGTATTTCTGATGCGAACGACGTTCTCTTCCTGAAGAACACCAACCTTCGCCTTGGCACCGCTGGTGAGCGCGCTATCGACTCCAATTCGACCAATGCATTCGCTTCGTCGATTACTGCGGGTCAGCTCTTCATCGGTCAACGTTTGTTCGTCGAGGGTGCTGGTTTCGAAGAAGGCTCCGTCGAGTTCGCCGCACCCGCTGAAGCTGGTGACAAAGTCGTTATCGCCGATGGCAAACGGTCTGTGACGTTCGAATTCGGCACCGCCGTTACGTTCGGCGCGGTAGCCGTCGCTCCGGGCTCCGCTCTCGCTGATTCGGCTGCTAACCTCGCTGCTGCGATCAACGAACAACGCGTATACGGCAAGCTCTCTGTTTCCGCGAAAGCCTCCACCGGTACTGTGACGATCCGTAACCTTCGTGTCACGGGCGGCTCTATCTCCTCCGCTGACGCCACCGTGTCGGCGTTTTCTGGTGGTGACGAAACCGCGCGCGGCTTCTTCACGATCACTGGATTGACGTCCGACAAAGTGACTGTCGCTGAAGATATCGCTACTGTCACCGGTGCGCCGATCACCATCAAGTCTTCGATGCTCCGCAATCCGGGCAACGCAGCCGATATGGTGTATCGATCCTTCACGGTCGAAGAAGCCTACGCCACGGTGAACCAATACTTCGTCCGCGACGGTCTGCGCGTTGGTACGTTCTCCATGGAGACGTCGGCACAGTCCAAGATCACGGGCTCCTTCGGTTACACCGGTCGCGCCTCTGACATCCGCCAGAGCCCGCTTCTGGGCGCTGCGCCGTACACTCCGGCGGACGCCGCTCAGACCCGCATCACCAACGCCTCTACCAACGTCGGCGCGATCCGCAAAGACGGCTCTGAACTCGCGACGGCTGTTCAATCGATTTCTTTCAGCGCTGAAGTGAACCTTCGTGCTCAGACTGCGGTCGGCTCTGAATACGCCCGTGGCATCGGTTCTGGTCGCCTGAACGTCTCTGGCGGCATCACGGCATACTTCCAAGACGGTATCTTGTTCCAACACTTCCTTGATCACGATACGGTCTCCTTCGACTGGCCCTACACCGACGTGGACGGCAACACCTATCACTTCACTATTCCTGCCGCTGTGATCACCTCTGACACGGTCGCTCCTGGCGGCATCGATCAAGACGTGACCGAGAACATGGAATGGCAAGCGAAGCGTGACCCGGTCACCAACTGCACGCTTCAGATCGACCGGTTCTCCTCGATCCATCCGATTGCTGCCTTCTAACGTCATCTGACGTGACGGTAAACCCCCACCGTCAACTAAAATAACCCGACCCGTCGAAAGACGAACGCGGCGTTCCGCGCGGAACGGGGAGGAGAGGTGGTCGGGTCCTCTCCTCCCCATCCTTAACCCTGACAGGACTTATACCACCATGAGCACCCTTTACGACATCTATGAATCTGACCCGTCCCGCGAGAGCGACGGCGTTTGGGTTAATTTCGGCCCTCACATCGAAGTGAAAGTTCGCCGGATGAACTCCCAACCAGTGCGTGAGTCGCACAAACGTTTCAGCGCTCCCCACGTCCACTATTCGCGCTCGGGCCGTGACCTTCCCGAAGAGATCGCCAACGAGATCGCCGTCAAAGTGATGGCTGACGCTGTGATCGCTGACTGGCGCGGTTCGGGCCTTCAAACCCGCGACGGTGAGCAGATCCCCAACACGTTCGAAGCCAAGGTCG